CGCGCTGCGCCGTGCGTTGGATCAGAGGGGATGGGTGGACCGAGCGGTCACTACCGCAGTCTGAATTTTACATAATATACATTGAGCCGAGCAGTGCGGCCGCTGATAGTCGCGTAAGCATATGATTCCAAAGGCGAATTTCAGCCTTTGATGATGCCTGTTCGGCCCGTACCTTGATCGCTTCGGACGGGTCGGCTTTTGCCAATTCCACCAGCGCCGCCAGGTGCTCGTCGGTGATCTTTCCGCCCTTCCTCCAGACCGAAACCGAGTTTCGGGCGACCTTCATTTTCTCGGCTAGCGCCATGTCCGATTCGCGGTCGCATGCCTTGCGCGCTGCGTCGATGAGCCGATTGATCGTCTGCATGTCCTACACCGTTTGACAGGAGTGTCCTATGTGATGTTACATCCACGCCGTGTCCTATGCCGTAGGACACGCCCGCCCCCGGTCGCCCTGCCCGGGTGTGCGGGCTCAGGGCGCAGGGTGGGGGATTCCGTGATGCATTACGAAATCATGCAAGGTCTGGCGCTGGGTTCCGCGCTGTTGATCGGATGGGGACTGGTTTGGCTGTGGGTGTGGCGTCTGGATTACCGTGATGCGTCACGGTATGCGCGGCATCAGGCGGACCGGCTCATTACCTGGGCGCAGATGGAGGCCGCCGTCATCGCCGCTGAGCGCGCCATTGGGGTGCGTCATGGCTGACCTGCCTGACGCGGTTCGATACGCCGCAATCGGCGTGCTGGTTTTGTGCGTCGCACCGCGCGTCATCCTCAGCTATGTGCGCTGGAGAATGGGCCATGGCTGCTAACGGCCGGCTCTTGGGCGTGGACCGTCGCGTACTTCATGCGCGCTTCCATGAGTCCGTTCCGGGCGTCTACCCGCTGGACGCCGACGTGCAAGCGGTCATGGCCGCGCCAGTGTCCGAGTACTGGATACAGCAGCGCATCGTCGGCGTCCCCGGCTGGACGCTGAAATGCCGCTACGGCCAGGACGTTGCATGGGCCGTTGAGCGCGTGAAGTGGTGGAACGCGCTCCTGCGTGGTCGCCGGCAGTACCGCGTCGTGTCGGTACTAGGTGATAGCTGCACCGTCGTTTTTGGCGAGGGTGCGAGCTATGCGTGACGTCAATTTCTATTTCGGGCAGCAGCAAGGGTTTTGCCTTCGCCTATTGCTTGAAAGCTGCGAATCGTTGCGGCCGTTGCCTGCGCAACATAGGCGCGGATCGCATGCAGCCCATCTGTCGAGTCAAGTTGATCGCCAAGCTTGTCGAGTAATCCAAGCGCAGCATCGCTTTGCTCTTGGGAGGCCAAAGTCATGAACATCATGGCGTTGGTCGTGCACAGCGCATCGAGCGCTGCTCCGAATTGTTCGGCGTCTACTGCTGGTGGCTTTGCCATAGCTCTTCTCCTTGTGACTGGGGAGGTTGATTATGGTTGATGCCGCAGCTTCTGGACTCCCCGCGTCTAACAGGGGAGTCAGTGAACCTGAACGGATCGGGGTGGTTATCGACTGGGTAGCCTGCTCCTTCGATCTGTTCGCTGTTCTGGACGCCTATGCGTTCCATCACGTGCCTGAGGACCGCGATGCGGTCTGTGCCGACCTGAACGGCGTTGTCGGTGCCTGTGCCCCGGCCGTCGCCCAAGCGCTGGCGGATCACTTCTTCCCGGGCCTGTATGAGCTTGGCGCCCCGTCGCGCGGCCGGTTCTACAACTGGCGCGTGGCGTTGCGTGTGGGTGGCGAGCATGTCGGCCTGTTGGAGTTCGGTGGCCTGAACACCATTCGCCGCGATGGCACCTATACCGCCCGTCTTGAATTGACCGGCGACGGCTGCCGCGTGTTGGAAGCAAGCGCCGGGGATGACCATGCGCAGCGGTGGTCGTCCCTCGCTACGGCGCTTGGCATTGTCGATGCGCGGCTGACGCGCGTGGATATCGCCGCCGATGACTTCGCCGGCCTATATCCGGTGCAGTGGGCTATTGATCGCTATAACGATGGCGATTTCGACCGCCGCGGACAGCGCCCGAAAGCGCGCCTCATTGATGACATGGGGAACCGCACCGGTAAGACCTTCTATGTCGGCAGCCGCAAGTCGGAAAACCAGCTGCGGGTGTACGAAAAGGGCAGGGAGCAGGGTGATCCCGCGTCCGAGTGGGTGCGCTATGAGGGCGAGTTTCATGCCAGCAACCGGCGCGAATTGCCGCTCGATATGCTGGTCGATCCCGCGCCGTACCTGGTCGGCACTTATCCGGTGCTCGACTTCGTAGGCGGCATCGGCGAACGCCTGCGCATCGCGGTCGAAAAGATGATGGCGAACTGTAAGCGGTACGTGGCGCATTTCCGTCGCCAGTACGGCCCCATGCTCAACGCGATGCTGCACGCCGCTGGTGGCGATGAGGCCACGCTCGCGCGGCTGGTGCTGGGTACTGCGCGCTCGACACTGCCGGCGTGGTGTCCGCGTCCCGATGACGCTGCGCAACTGCTCGTGGCTGTCCTGTTCGCGCCTTCAAGCGAAATCGAATCCGAAACCCGGCAGGTGTCTGCCGGAGATTGAATCCTGCGCGCCTGATAGCTGCGGGTGCGGATGACAGGTCATGCAGCTTACTTACGCCCGGCATAGCGGGCACAACGGAGAAGAGAATCATGAGCATCAAAGTCACTGTGTTGTCTGCCCAGGTGGAAGAGCGCGACGGCACTTTCGAGGGCCGCAACGGCGACCAGATCAACTACACCACGCGCAAGCAGAAAGCGAAGCTCGAAGCGGGCGGCTTCGCCTATCCGTTCGATGTGCGTCTGGAAGCCGGCCAGCGCGCCTACCCGGTCGGCGAGTACACGCTCGACATGGATTCCATGGTTTCCGTCAACCGCGGCGCGCTCAACCTGAGCAAGTACACCGTGCTGCTGCCGGCGAAGGCGTAAGCAGATGGCCCTGTGCGTCGTTCTGCAGGCCGACGGCACGCTCGTCCCTACTGGACAGCCTGTCTCCGAATGCGCGGGCTATGTGATGCCTTCGGCCGCCGAACACGCCCAGGCATCCATTCTGGTCGATCTCTTCAAGTGGCCGGAACCGGAAGTTGCGGCCGCATGGTTTACGGGGGTGTTTGGCCTTGTTCTCACGTTCCACGTTGTGGGGTACGTGGTCGGCGCCGTCGTCAAGTCGGTCAGTACTGAGCGGGCCTGACCAGCCCACATCGCGCATTTCGCGCACAACCAACAAGGGAGCAAAACCATGGATTTCAGCGAGATTCTGTCGGGCATCGTCGTCACCAGCGCCGTGAGCGCAATCATCGGTGCCGGCGCCATCAAGGCCGCCCCCGGCTTCGCCCGCTGGGCCACCAACAAGGTCGCCACGTTCTTCCGTTGATGCCAAAGGGGGCCGGGAAACCGGCCCCCGCTATCCAATGGATACAGAGCCTGATGACGCGATCACCGATGGGGACGATGACGACTGGTGCCCCGAGTGCTGCGGTGATGACGTGATCGTGCTTGATGACGGCACCTTGTTCTGCCGCGAGTGCCAACAAGTAATCGACTACTAGGGAAGGTTCCCATGGACTTTAGCGGTGTGCTGAAAGGGCTGTCCGTCGCGCTGGTTGTCGCTGCCATCGTCGGTGCTGGCGCGTTGATGGCGCTGCCGTGGTTCGGGCGCTGGTGTGTCGACAAGATCGCGGGGTTCTTCTCGGATCGTGAGTTGGACGATGAAGAGGATTCCCACGCCGATGATGAGGCGGGTGATGTTGATGAGGTCGTGTGTGCTGAGACAGGCCACGACTTTGACGGGGACGAGTGCATTTTCTGTGGTGCTACGCGCGAGGGGGAGTGAACATGTTTGTCTGCATGGTGTTTGCGTTTATTGGTGGGATCGCGGGGCACACCGTAGCCCTGGCATTCAATGAAGCAAGTCAATGACCGGGCTCGGCAGCTTCCTGCGCGCGATCGTTCGCTTGCGCTGGCTGGTGGCCCTTGCGGCCGTTGCGGGTTTCTGCTGGGGCTTCGGCGCGCATGCGTCGTTGCCATCCTCGACATGTAAGCCCTATCTGCATTCGTCCGGCTCGTACTACGTTGATTGCGATGAGGGGCATTCCTATCGCTATATCTACGCGCAGCACGCCGAAAAGGTCCGCACCAATAACTATGCCGACCTGTATTTCGTTATCTGGTCCCTCAATCAGCTTCGGCAAGCGCCCGGCTATTCCTTCGTGAAGGGCGACGGATATGCCGTTGTTGCGCGGTCGCTGTCTAATGAGACGTACACCTCACCTGAGGTGCTTTCGCGGTATGAGGGGTTGTGTGCATCGCGCCCCGAGATTCCGGGGTACAAAGGCCCGGGGCCCGGTGTCGGCGGCCTTGTCTGCGTCGTGGGCTGCGTCTATGACACCGCACTCAACGGGGGGCCGGTCGGCGGGCCCGCTACTACTCTGTTCCCCACTGGCGAGGTCTGCGCTAATGGCAATGATCCCGTGCCATCTGAGTTGATCCCTCCCGATCCAGACCCCGAGCCCGAGCCGGAAACCTGCGAGGAAAACCCTTCCGCTGAGGGCTGCGAAACGGATCCGGGCGAAGGGGGTGGGACCGATCCGGGTGGCGGCACCGACCCGGGAGGTGGCACCGATCCCGGTGGCGGTACCGACCCGGGCGGTGGCACGAATCCCGGCGGGGAAACAGGGCAGGGGGGACCGCCCTGCGGTTACGGCAGCTATCCGCCGTGCCGAGTGACGATTGAAGGTGATGGGGGTGGCGGTGCGCCAGGACCGACGACGGGGCGGCTATACACGCCATCAGGTAAGACAGTTCCGCAGGTGCTTGCGGATTTTAAGTCTCGCGTTGAGGGCGCTCCGATACTCTCTAAGGTGAGGGGCTTTTTCGGAGAGTGCACCGGCGCTGGCGGCTGCCCTAATGCATCTTGGGACGGCGGCGAGTATGCGGGGAGCTTTGATCTATCGAGCCTATGTAGCGGCCCGCTTCTTGAGCTTTTCCAGTTCGCAGGATTCGTTTTCTTGGCCGGCGCTAGCGTCGTCGCGCTTCGGTGGGCACTCCTATGAATCGAAAGTACGTCTTTGTTCTCTTTGCCGCGCTCCTCATCCTCGCTGTCTCTGCCTCGTGGGCGGCTGCGGATGGGGTCGGGCCTGTCACCGCCCTCACCACCTGGGCGCGTGAGCAGATCACGTCACTATGGGCTGACGTGGTGTTCTTCGCCCACGATCTGCAAACGGATTTCATTGAGCTAGTACTGTCGTTTGTAAGCGCAATCGTCCACCTGATTCCGTCGCCGGACTTCCTGACGGACGTGAGCTTCTGCGGAATGCTGAGTGCAGCCGGCCCATGGACAGCCTTTATTGTCGGGCAGCTTCGCGTCGGCGAAGCGATGGCGCTCCTTGCGGCTGCATTGATATTCCGCCTGTTGCGCGTGTTCCTCACTCTCTTCCAGTGGACTTAAACCATGATCTTTGGGCATGAGGGGTTGCCTCGTAGCGGCAAGAGCTATGAGGCCGTGTTGCACCACATTCTGCCGGCCCTTCGCGCTCGCCGGCATGTGTACGTCCGCTTGAATGGTGTGCGTGAGAACCTCGAAAAGATCGCCGACTACCTCGGCATGCCGCATGATGAGGTGCGCTCTTTGGTGCACATCATGGGCGACAAAGAGGCGGTGGATTGGTGCGTATGCGACACCGACAACGATGGCGCGATTTCGTTCCCGCACATCGAGAAGCACGCGCTAGTGGTCGTTGATGAGGCGCAAGAGTATTGGCCGGTGAACCGCGCCAACCTGCCCGAGCGCACGGCAAACTTCTTTGCCAAGCACGGCCATATCAGCATCGATATGGTCATCATTTCGCAGGACTGTAAGGACCTGCACCGCCTGATTATTCGCCGCATGGCGAAGAAGAACGCCTATACAAAGCTCGATGCCTTGGGTGCGGATGAGCGCTATTCGGTTCGGTTCTATGCGGCGACCGGCACCGGCAAGTATGAGTGCGTCGGTACTGAGACCCGCAAGTATGATCCCGCCATCTGGGAGCTCTACCATGGCGTGCAGCCGGGCGTAGAGTCCAATGAGGTCTATAAGGGCAACACGCGCACGCTATGGCGCACGCTGCGCACTCCCGCCATTCTGGTCGGCCTCGGCCTCATCGTCGGCATTTTCATGCTGCTTCGTTTCTTCTTCTCCGGGGGTGAAAGCACCGGCGTCGTGAGCAAGGTGCACGAGGTCGTAGAGAGTCAACGGGCCGCCATCCCGGCCATGCAGGGCGCGCCAGGTGCGCAGCCTGCGACAGTTGTTAGCACCACTGCGCCGGATCAGAAGCGCGAGCCTGTGCCCGCCGGCGTTCGCTATATCTTGGAATTGGCCGAAACTTCAAGGGTTCGCCATGCTGGATACCTTGAATCCCGCGACGTGGTGGAATTTCGTGCCACCGGGGGAGGGCAGGTGTTGGACCGATTCACCACTGAACAGCTGTGGGCGCTAGGCTGGTCCGTGAGGCGCACGGAGTACGGCGTTCTGCTGAAAGCGCTGCGTCACGAGATCATCGCGACACGTTGGCCGGTTGATCCCATGGGCGAGCAATCTAACGCAACTACAGAGCGTATCCGCGCGGCGGCGGGGGCGCCTTTGACGAGCGCGAGCGAGTCACAGACGCCGGCGCCGCCCGCATCTGTACCTGGGGCGGTCGTGACCTACTCGCAGGGGAGTCGTGCGGACGTCTTTCCGCGCAATCCGCCGCAGACGATTGGCGGCTTCACACCTCCAACAAGCACCTTGTGAGTAGGGGAGTGTGCGATGACGCGCGGGCGAAAGCGTCCCATAGCGGGCCTGTTCTCCTGCGCGTCGTTGTCGAGTTACAATGAAGAACTACTGACCGAACGATTGACCAGCGATGACGCCACCCTAACGCTTGATTGAAGAGGCGATCCAGACCCCGATTCTGGAAGGGTGGTTTTTTCTTTCGCTTGACGCGCACCGCTGTGCGCTAAGGTCTTCGTATGTCTTCAATTTATCCTCTCCGCCAGCAATGGCTGGGCAATGTCCGTGGTGACGTTCTGTCCGGCATCGTAGTAGCGCTAGCACTTATCCCCGAGGCTATCGCGTTTTCCATCATCGCAGGCGTCGATCCCAAAGTGGGTTTGTATGCCTCGTTCTGCATAGCGGTCATTACTGCAATTGCCGGTGGACGTCCGGGCATGATATCGGCGGCTACCGGGGCAATGGCCTTGTTGATGGTTACTTTGGTCAAGGATCATGGCCTTCAATATTTGTTCGCGGCGACGATATTGGCTGGTGTACTCCAGGTGCTTGCCGGCGCTATGCGGCTTGGTTCGCTCATGCGCTTCGTGTCCCGTTCGGTAGTTACTGGCTTTGTCAACGCACTGGCGATCCTTATTTTCCTTGCGCAATTGCCTGAGTTGATCGGAATGCCTTGGCTGGTCTATGCGCTCTGTATTGCGGGGTTGGCGATCATCTATCTGTTCCCGCTGGTGACCAGAGCGATTCCAGCTCCCCTGGTGGCCATCGCTGTTCTAACCGCCATTTCTATGTACTTCGGGCTTGATGTGCGCACGGTCGGCGATATGGGGGATCTTCCGGACAGCCTTCCAGTATTTCTTTTCCCTGACGTGCCGCTGACCTTGGAAACACTGATGATCCTGTTGCCAGTGTCGGCGACACTGGCGGTGGTTGGTCTACTGGAGTCGTTGATGACTGCACAGATCGTGGAGGACATGACGGATACGCCAAGCCAGAAGAATCGGGAGTGCGCCGGCCAAGGGCTGGCCAACATTGTTGCGGGACTCTTCGGGGGTATGGCTGGATGCGCGATGATTGGTCAGTCTGTGATTAATGTCACTTCGGGGGGGCGCGGCCGGCTTTCCTGCCTCGTGGCCGGCGTTGTCCTGTTGATACTGGTGGTGTATGGCTCTGGCTTGGTGAGTCAAATTCCGATGGCAGCACTGGTGGCTGTGATGATCATGGTCAGTATCGGTACTTTTAGCTGGCGCTCGTTGCGCGAGCTGACCATCCATCCCAAGAGCTCCTCGGTCGTTATGATCGGCACGGTGGTTGTCACCGTAGCAACTCATGACCTTGCCAAGGGCGTCCTTACAGGCGTCGTTTTGTCAGCAGTCTTCTTTACCCGGAAGGTAGGGGAGATGCTGTCTATCGCTGAGGCGGAAGTTGACTCGGATTCGCGCGTCTATGTGGTGAAGGGGCAGGTGTTCTTTGCGTCTGCGGGTCAGTTCGTGAGTAGCTTCAATTATTTGAATGTCCCTCGAGACGTCATCATAGATCTTAAGGATGCGCATTTCTGGGACCTTACTGCCGTCGATGCACTTGACCGCGTGGTAATGAAGTTGCGGCAGCACGGAGCCAGTGTCTCTGTCTATGGCCTCAACGAGGCGAGTGAAACCTTGGTAGATCGCTTGGGCAAGCATCGCAAGCCTGGGGGGGCGCTCTCCACAGGACATTGAGCCGATCGGGGTGTAGGGGCGTAGCCCCTACGGAAACGCTTCACCCGCGCCTGCGGTGCGTCTGCCCCTGTTCGTTCGGCCTGCTGGCGCTCTGCCGACGATTCGCAGCCATCGCTTCCTGCCGAACCCGCTTTTCCTCCTTCTTGGCCCGCGCGCGGCGCAGCTCGTCTCGCAGGTAGATGACGGTCGCGCACCGGCCACGCTTTCGGCTCCGGCTGGCCACGATGGCCTGCCAGGGCGCGCCGCGTTCGATGCTGGTCTCGGCCATCATCGCGCGCCATTCTTGCGCAATTGAGGCCGTCAGGCTCAACCATGCGAGGTCTTGCGGCTCGAGTTCGCGCCCCTCGGGCGTGACCAATCGGCCGCTCTTAAACGCGAAACCGGCCCACTGGCCGGTTAGCTTCTTGTCCTTCATTTCAGACGCTCCATGCCGTCGATCGACGGGGGAGCATGGGTGCGGACCGTAAGAGCGTATCGTGCCGTTTCCGGCACCACCCGCGCACCCACGGATTTAACATAATATACATTATGCGAAATTGCATGGCGCAGGCGAAGGCGGCCGCGCTGCGCCGGCTGCGCTGGATTTGGCTATGGATCACCTCTTGCCTGCCACAACGCCCACCGTCCGATACGGAGATTGAGGCGTGAGCGACACCTACGAAATCGACCACAGGCCGCCATGCTGGCCTGCCGGCAAACCTTGCCCGAACAGCTGCGCCCGCGACCACGCGCGGCACGTCCTGGACAACCACGTAGATCTACATGGGCCATGGGCAGGCTGGCGGCTCGCCGGCCGTGACCTTGTGGCGCCCAGCGGCGAACGCATCCCCGAACGCCGCCTGCGCGGCCTGCTATGGCGTGCGGACGCCACGGACCTACGGGACGCTACCCGCGCCCGGAACGCGGCCAGAAAAGCGCGTCAGCAGTCGTTGGTGAAGGTCGTTGTCGTAGACCTGGGCGACTGGCGAGAGCGCCACTTCGGAACGCGGGTCGGGTAAGCGCCACCGCAGGGGCAAAGCCCCTGCACCCCCGATAGAATGCGCCGAAAACCACCCAAGGAAGAACCATGGAAAAAGCAGGCTGGCAAATAGCAGCTTTCGCGATGGGTTTACTCGCAATCGCCGGCGCATTCGGCACCTACGCGAACAGACAGGCAGCCCAACAAGCAATGGTAGACCTTGCGGCCGCAAAAGCCGCCAACAAAGAAACCATAACGCTGCACGAAATACACCAAGGTGACTGCATCCCTAAGCCCGAGGACAGCGTAGGCATGAAGCCATGGCCCAAGGGCGCAGAATGCAAAGGTGGTGTACTACTGATGCGAACAGCCAATGGCTGGGAATCGATCACCGCCAACGGTACGTCAATCGCTTGCAAACCCTAGATATGGAACATGGCGATCGATGCAAGCAAGGCCAGATGACCCACGTAATAGCCGTAGAACGCCCAGCGTGTGCGCGGAACGCTGAAGTTGGCCAGCGCAAGACCCAACACTGGCAAGGCCAGCAGCGCCCAGCTATTGCCGTTCCAAGCGCACAGCACGGCCATGGCCAGGACGACCAGCACACCCGGCCCCGCAGTCGGTCGCAGGAAAAACCACCAGCCGGACAGCACCAACAGCAGACCGGCCCATCCGTAGTCGACCAACATCGCTACAGGCCCGGCCAGCAACACCAGCAGCGCCCATTGCCGGCGCTGGATGGTCCATACGCATGCCGCGGCGAGCGCGAACGAAAGCAGCACGTTCAGCGGTAACGCGTTACCGAATGCCCACGCGTGGACCGGCTGTGCGATGACACCCCACAACGCAAGCCGACGAAACGACTTCCCGGCGTCTGCGCCATGGGCGAGGTTGCAGGCCATCACCAGCGCGAACAACGGGAAGGCGATGCGGCCGGCTTCCGACAGACCTGGCACGTAGCCGCCAAGCAGCACCTTTGCCACGTGATCACACGTCATCGCGGCCAGCGCCAGCCACTTCAACAGTTCACGGCCGCCGCTGGTCATAGGCTTGTCGTCGGCGGCGTAACCGTGCTGGTTTGATAGCCGGGCGACTCAGGGAACGTGCCTTGACCGCGCTTGCTGCGCCCTATCACTGCCCCGCCCTCCCTGCCCCGCTCGGCAATGGCCTCCCGGTTGCGCTCTATCTGCGTTGGGCCATCGACAAAGCGGTCATTGCGCTCATCGCGATACGGCTCATATTGCCCGCGACGTGCGACGAAACGACAGGTCGGTTCATCGACCACGTAAAGCGTGCCTTGCTCAGTGACGCAGCTGCACGAAGGCTCGGCATGCTTACCCTGGGCATTGGCACCACCCATGGACGACATGCAGAACAAGCGCGGAGCCTCGCTCGGCAGCGACAGCGCGTCATCGTATGCCGGCGCACTCCACGGCTCCGATGGGATACGCGGAATGAAGCGCTTGGCATAGTCGGCCGCAGAGACCAGGGCGCCAGCAGCACCGCCGCCCGCCGTCGCATTCGCTCCGTCGCGCGGCGTTGCCGGCTGGCTTTGTTGTGCAGCAACCGTTGACGTTTCCTCGCCGCCACCGAGCCGCTTACCCATCGAGCCGAAGGAGTAATACATCAGGAACAACGCGAGCGCGGCTGCGACCGGAAACGCAATGTAGTACCAAGGAATGCGCCGTTCCGTGGTGTCCAATTCCGTCGATTTATAGGTGCCCATCGGGCGCCTGGGGAGCGCCTTGCGCTTTGTGACCAACGGAATCGCTTTCTCCGCCTGCGCTTCAAAGCGGTCAAATTCGCGCAGGTGCACGAACTTTGTTCCAAATCGGCGGCGCACGTGGATATGGCGCTCGATCAGATCATGCACGAACTGATCGCATTGCTTGTCCGGACTTTGACTGACGAAGATGAAGTCCAGGCCACGATGACGATGCTTCGCCAGTTGTTCGACATGCTCAGGCACTTTAGAGCCGGAAGGACGCTTAGGCAGCATCCCGTGCTCATAGGCCTCATCAACCAGCGCTACCGCACCATCCGGCAAAAAGTTAGGCCAATCCCTGAACTGTTCCGGCGTCATTTCGAGAACGCCAGTTTTCGCATAGTCGAACTCACGGATATTGCAGGCGTAGACGATGCGCCCTTGATCCTTGAACTCCAACAAACGCTCAATTGCGTGCAACGTTTTTCCGTGCCCCGGCTGGCCGGTATACCAATAAATCATTTCAGTGGCCCCCGCCAAGCGAATCGGCAACGGACTTAGGCACAATGAACACCTTCCACGCCATGCGGATCGTGAGCGCGGAAAGGATCATCGACATGGCCGTGCCCACTTCAAGATAGCCGAGTACCTGGGCAACAGGCCCATCCAAGCCGCCCACCTGCGACTGCACAAACTGTTTTAGGTTGGGCAACACCGCATCGAACGTAACGGTGGTCAGGCCGAAGGTGGCAAGCACCTTGCCGACAATGCCGGCAGCAGCATCCTTAACCTTGCCAAGAGCATGCGTAACGCCTTTGACGATCCAATCCCATACCATGCCGCCCGGATTGAAGATACCCATCAGCCCACCCCACCCATGAGAATTTTGAGCGCGGTGAACGCGCCAAAGATCAGAATCAAGCCGCGCAGGATCGCCATCGCATTGCACCAATGCGGGAAGTCCGCACCGCTGATCGCTACGCCCATCAGCTGGAAAGATGGGGGTTGCGGACACGAGCCGCCGCCAAAAATATTGCCTTGATCCAGCATCCCGGCAGAGACACCAATGCCCCACTTTTTGGCGCCATCTACATCGGCAGTGCCGTCGCCGGGTTCACTCGCTTCGCCCGAACCCTCCAGCACATCAGCAACACCATTGCAGTTCGCATCCCCTGCCCCGCAACCCTCGCCATCACCGGGCGTTCCGGTGCCATTCTTGGCAAGCTTTTCAAGCGCACAAGCAGCCTTCCATTGCTGCAGCAACGACGAATATTCCATTGCATCGCACTTATCACCGGTACAGATCGGCATCGCGGCACACGTGCCACCGGTAATGTTCCTGTTCTTGCGCGTGTTGCAGTCAATGCGCCACTGAATTTTCACCTGTATGCAAGAGATGGCATTTCCCGAACACGAAGGCGGTGCGTTGCAGCTGTCACCACCAGAGGCCGAATCCTTGTTCGGATCATCAGGCCCCTCCTCTGAATCTGGTGTACCGTCGCCGTCAGAATCGCGCTTGCAAGTACCATCCTTGCCCTTGGCTTCACCCGCGGCACATTGTCCGTCGCCTGGCAAACATTGGCCGGAAGGACTCTTTACATTGCCGGGCGGGCATTCGCTCTCAGCAGGCTTGCAGTACAACGTACCTTGCTGGATAGAACCGGGCGTGGTACCCGGAACTGCCACCATTCCGTCGGGACATTTGCCATCGGGAACGCATTGTCCGTCAACCTTTTTCTGATCGGGCGGACACGGCTTATCTACAGGCTCACACACGCCAAGATAGCCGTTGTAATAGCTGCCCGTAGGGCAATTGTTCTTAAATGTTTCATTGTCGCACGTGGCACCGGTGAAGCTGCGCGTGCTTGTCTCATCCGCATTCTGAGAGTACACAGCAACACACCCGTTGCTGCATTGCGTAGAGCCGGTAACAGGCAAGAAAGGCGTGGTGCTGGACGGCCTATTTGCGCACGTCGCATCGCGTGGATAGTAGTAATAGGCTTTGGTGTTATCGCGGCACATGAAATCCGGCCGCCCGGTAGAACTACGAGCCATGCATTGATAGACCCCCCAACTGCCACCAAGCTCATTGCAAGACGGCATGTCATAACGACCGGGATAGATCGAGTTAGCTTTAGCCTGAGCAACCCTGAAATCCGCCATGCAGGTCGAGTAAGCCTCGCCTTGTGACGAAAAAAGAATGTCCCACCTATCGGTCTGTGCGTGAGCACTACCAATGCCCATATAGAGGGTCGGCAGGGAATCGTTACGTACAGGGCCAAAAGCTGCCTAAGCAATTGAAACGAAATGATAATTGCCTTATCCCGATAGCGGATCTCCCCGTCTATGGGGCCTGTTCAAGGACTTTCGCTGTATAGCTCAGCGGCGCCACTTCCCTATCAAGGTCGAGATGGTAGTCGCCGAAGCGATTGATGTGGCTGGTCCGATACGGCGACAGGCCGGCCAGGATCTCGGGGGTCAGTTCAATCCCCTCCTTCCGCATCTCAGCCAAGGTCCGGCTCATGCCTTCTACGTTGTGGAGGATGATCATGTTGGCGACCAGCTGGCTGTACTTGATGATCTTGCGCTGCTCGTGTTGGACGTTCTCAGCAATGATCCCCTGGCTGCCAAAGAACACCCATTTTACGAAGCCGTTGTACTCCTCGCTCTTGTTGGTCGCAGCATGGATCGTTTTCCGAATCTCGTTGTCGTCGATGTAGCGCAGCAAGAACAGCGTTCGGACGGCCTTGCCAACTTCCCGGAAGGCGAAGTACAGCTTGTTCTTCCGGCTGTAGGTGCCCAGCCGGCGCAGGATCGAGGACGCGGTGATCT